TCCTTTCTTTTTTAGTCCTATTCAAGACGGTATGGATAGGCCAAAATCCGAGCTTGCATATAGAGTTCCAGCTTCTAAGTTCACTAGAAAGAAGATTACAACAAACGAAAAGCTAGAAGACTTAGAGGGATTAGATACAACTATAGACTGGAAAAATACAGGTGACAATAGCTATGACGGTGAAAAATTAAAGCTTTTAGTGCACGATGAAAGTGGTAAGTGGGAAAGACCCGATAATATATTAAATAACTGGAGAGTTACAAAAACATGTTTACGATTAGGTAGTAGGATAATAGGTAAATGTATGATGGGCTCAACATCAAATTCACTAGACAAAGGTGGGGAAAACTTTAAAAAATTATATGGAGCATCAGACGTTACTAAGCGAAACAGAAATGGACAGACAGCGTCTGGCTTATATTCTCTTTTTATCCCAATGGAGTGGAACTACGAAGGATTTATTGATGAGCACGGAAGCCCAGTCTTCAATACTCCGGATCATGAAGTCTTCGATCCACATGGGGAATTAATAGATATAGGTGTTATAGACAGTTGGCAAAACGAAGCTGACGGTTTAAAAGGTGATCAAGATGCGTTAAATGAATTTTACAGACAGTTTCCAAGAACTACTGAACACGCGTTTAGAGATGAAACAAAAAATAGTATATTTAACTTAGTCAAACTATACGAACAAATAGATTACAACGAAGAGATGTCTAGAACGCTAGGTATTACTAAAGGTAATTTTCAATGGGTTAACGGAGTTAAAGATTCAACAGTGATATTTTACCCAGACCCTAAAGGTAGGTTTAAAATAAGCTGGGTACCACCAACAAACATACAAAACAAAGTTGTAATTAAAAATGGTGTTAAATGGCCTGGTAATGAGCACATGGGTGCTTTTGGTTGTGATAGCTACGATATATCAGGAACTGTAGATGGTGTAGGTTCTAAAGGTGCTTTACACGGACTAACTAAGTTTAGCATGGAAGACGCACCAGCTAATACATTTTTCTTAGAGTATTTAGCTAGACCACAAACTGCAGAGATGTTCTTTGAAGACGTTCTAATGGCGTTAGTATTTTACGGGATGCCAATACTAGCAGAGAACAACAAACCTCGTTTATTATATTATTTGCGAAGGCGTGGTTACAGAGGTTTTAGCATGAATAGGCCAGATAAAATATGGAATAAATTATCTGTAGCAGAAAAAGAAATAGGAGGTATACCTAACTCAAGTGAAGATATAAAACAAGCTCACGCTGCCGCTATTGAAATGTATATTCAGAACCACGTAGGTATGGCACAAGACGGTACTTTTGGTAATTGTTACTTCAATGAATTACTAAATGACTGGGCGAAGTTTGATATTAACAAAAGAACAAAGCATGATGCATCTATAAGTTCTGGATTAGCTATAATGGCAAACAACAGGCATTTATATAGGCCAAACGCACCGATACAAAAACCTAAACTAAACTTAAGTATTGCTAAGTACACAAATAAAGGCAGTACATCTAAATTAATTAAAAAATAAATATGGCAGAGTCTGTTATAAAAAGTTATTTTCCCAGCCAAGTTGTAAGTGATTTGGAAAAAATGAGCTATGAGTATGGTTTAAAAGTAGCTCAAGCTATTGAAACCGAGTGGTTACATCCTGACCGAGGGGTTAGTAGGTATAGAGCAACTCAAGATAATTTTCACAAATTAAGGTTGTATGCCAGAGGTGAGCAATCAATACAAAAGTATAAGGACGAGTTATCTATAAATGGTGATTTGTCTTATTTAAATTTAGACTGGAAACCAGTACCTATTATACCTAAGTTTGTTGATATAGTTGTAAATGGTATTGCAGAAAGAATGTATGATATAAAAGCTTATTCTCAAGATCCTTTTGGCGTTAGCAAAAGAACAGAGTACATGGAGTCTATACTTATAGATATGAATAGTAGAGACTATAGCGATGCTGCAGAGCAAATGCTAGGTATATCAGCTTATAACAATGATAAAGAAAAATTACCTGATACTAAAGAAGAGCTTAATTTACACATGCAATTAGATTATAAACAAGCCGTAGAAATTGCTGAAGAACAAGCTCTTAACACTTTGATGAAAGGTAATAATTACGAGTTAATTAAAAAACAATATTACTACGATCTAACTGTTTTAGGTATAGGCGCTGTAAAAACTAGTTTTAATACATCTGAGGGTGTTGTAATTGATTATGTAGATCCAGCTGATTTAGTTTACTCTTACACTGAATCTCCTTATTTTGATGACATTTATTATATTGGCGAGGTTAAAAATGTACCTGTAAACGAGCTTGCTAAACAATTCCCACACTTAACACAAGAAGACTTAGAGGAAATTCAAAAAAATAAAACGTATACTCGATCAAACAACAGCACTAGTTATAATTCAAAAGAAGAGGATAATAATAAAATTCAAGTTTTATATTTTAATTATAAAACTTATATGAACGAAGTTTATAAAGTAAAAGAAACTGGTAGTGGTGCTGAAAAAGTTATAGAAAAAAATGATAGCTTTAACCCACCTGAAGACGCTGAAAACTTTAGTAAACTACAAAGATCAATAGAGTGTTTGTATGACGGTGCTTTAGTATTAGGTACTAAAAAATTACTTAAATGGGAAATGGCTAAAAACATGGTAAGGCCAAAAAGTGATTTTACTAAAGTTAAAATGAACTACTCTATTGTAGCTCCTAGGTTGTACAAAGGTAGAATAGAAAGCCTAGTTAGTCGTATCACTGGTTTTGCTGATATGATACAGCTTACGCATTTAAAGCTACAACAAGTATTATCGCGTATGGTGCCAGATGGTGTTTATTTAGATGCTGATGGTTTGGCTGAAATAGATTTAGGTAATGGTACAAATTACAATCCGCAAGAAGCTTTAAACATGTTCTTCCAAACAGGATCTGTTATTGGTAGGTCATTTACTTCTGAAGGTGATATGAATCCAGGTAAAGTACCTATTCAAGAAATACAATCAGGTAGCGGTGGTGCTAAAATGCAAAGTTTAATTGGCACATACAACTATTATTTACAAATGATAAGAGATACAACTGGTCTTAATGAATCAAGAGATGGTAGTACTCCTGATAAGTATGCTTTGGTTGGTGTACAAAAGCTAGCAGCTGCTAATTCTAATACTGCAACAAGACATATATTGCAAGCTGGTTTGTTTTTAACATCAGAAGTTGCACAGTGTTTATCGCTTAGAATATCTGACATTATAGAGTATTCACCAACTAAAGACGCTTTTATACAACAAATAGGCGCTCATAATGTTGCTACACTTGAAGAAATGTCTAACTTGCATTTATATGATTTTGGTATATTTATAGAACTACAACCTGATGAAGAAGAAAAAGCAATGCTTGAAAATAATATACAAATGGCTTTGCAACAACAAATAATAGAACTTGCTGATGCTATTGATATTAGAGAGATAAAAAATATAAAACTAGCTAATCAATTATTAAAAATTAGAAGAGAAAAAAAGCTTGCTAAAGATCAAAAAATCCAACAACAAAATATCCAAGCACAGTCTCAAGCTAACATACAAGCTCAACAAGCTTCTGCTCAAATGGAATTACAAAAACAACAAGCGCTTAGCCAGTCACAAGCACAGCTAGAGCAAGTTAAAGCTCAGCTTGAAGCTCAGCAACAAGCTCAGGAAGTAATGTATAAAAAAGAACTAATGCAATTAGAGTTTCAGATGAACATGCAGTTGAAACAAATGGAAGTAGAAAATACAAAAAGTAAAGAAAAACAAAAAGAAGATCGTAAAGACGAAAGAACAAGAATACAAGCCTCACAACAAAGTGAACTTATAGATCAAAGAAAAAAGGAAAAAGCACCTAAAAACTTTGAGTCTGCAGGTAATGATACTATAGGAGGCGGATTTGATTTAGGTTCTTTTGATCCTAGATAACAATTATTAATTATTATTATATTATATTATGGAAGAAAACGTAGAAAACGTAGTTGAAGAAACTACACCTGAAACTGTAGAAACAGTTGAAGAAACAAAGTTCAACAGCGCTGATGATAACAGTGTTATTAAAGTAGATTTAAACAAACCCCCAACACCAAAAGAAGAAATAAAAAATGAAACCGAAGAAAAAACAGAAGTTGCAGAAAATAACGCTGACAACGAGGGAGTGGCTCCAGTCGATGCAGACACCACTACCACAGAAAAACAAGAAGAAGTACAGCCGGAAGAACAAACACAAGAAACTCCAGTATTAGAAGAAATTACTGAAGAAGAAGTTCAAGAACAAACAGAAGAATTAACTGAGCAAGTTGAAGAAGCTGTTGCAGAAGCTCAAGAAACTGGACAAGCAATACCTGAAAATTTACAAAAAGTTGTAGATTTTATGGAGGAAACTGGTGGTACACTAGAAGATTATGTGAGGCTTAATCAAGACTTTTCTAGTTATGATGACATGACTGTTCTTAGAGAATACTACAGACAAACAAAATCTCACTTAACAGATGATGAAATTAGTTTTTTAATAGAAGACTCGTTTTCATATGATGAAGAAGAAGATGAAGTAAGAGAGATTAAAAAGAAAAAAATAGCGTTAAAAGAGCAAGTTGCCAACGCTAAAAGCCACTTAGACGGGCAAAAGTCTAAATACTATGAAGAAGTTAAAGCTGGTTCTAGGCTAACACCTGAACAACAAAAAGCTGTAAACTTTTTTAATAGATACAACAAAGAGTCGGAAGAGACTAAAAAAATAGCAGAAAAACAAACTAACACTTTTAAATTAAAAACACAACAAGTTTTTAACGATAAATTCAAAGGTTTTGAATATAACGTCGGAGATAAGAGATATAGGTTTAATGTGAAAAATGCTAATGAGGTAAAAGAAACCCAAGGTGATATTAATAATTTTGTCAAGAAGTTCTTGAATGAAAATAATGAAATGTCAGATGCTAAAGGTTATCACAAATCTCTGTTTACAGCAATGAATCCCGATGCTATTGCTAATCACTTTTACGAACAAGGAAAAGCTGATGCTATTAAAGATAGTGTTGCTAAGGCTAAAAACGTAAGTATGGATCCAAGGCAATCATTTTCTAACGATAACACAAGTGGTCCTAAGGTAAGAGTGCTTGGTAATGATTCTCCTAACTTTAAGTTTAAAATTAAAAATAAATAATAAATTTAAAATTACAAAATTATGGCAATTACAAATGGAACTAATTTGAACAGTGTAGCTGCATCAGTGCAACAAACGCTAGCTTCAAATTACATCGATTTTACAAGTGCTGACACCGCAGGGTGGGCACAACAATATTTACCAGACCTAATGGAGAAAGAGGCTGAAGTGTTCGGACAAAGAACTATTTCAGGTTTCTTAGCTCAAGTAGGTGCTGAAGAGGCTATGACAGCTGACCAAGTAGTTTGGTCTGAGCAGTCAAGACTACATTTATCTTACGTTGGAACAGTTGATGCTGACGGAGATGTTAACGGTACTTTTACAGTACAAACTGACATTGACGGTAACGCATTAACTACTAATCATGGTATTAGAGTAAACGATATGGTTTTAATAGCACAAGCTGGTGTTGTTGTTAAAGCTTTAGTTGTTGAAACTCCATCATCTGCTGTTGTTTCAGTTGAGCCTTATGCTACAGCTGCTTTATCAACTTTATCTGATGGTACAGCTACTTTATTAGTTATTGGTTCTGAGTATGGAAAAGGTCAATCTTATTCTGATGTTACTGGTACTCACAACTCTGAAAGAAGAACAGCTTTAGAACCTCAATTTAAATCTTTTACTAATAAGCCAATTATTATGAAAGATTACTACGAGATTTCTGGATCTGACGCTTCTCAAGTAGGTTGGGTAGAAATATCTGGCGAAGAAGGACAAAACGGTTACCTATGGTACTTAAAAGCTGAAGGTGATACTAGAGCTAGATTTACTGATTACTTAGAAATGGCTATGCTAGAATCTGAGTTAACAACTGCTAGCTCTGCTATCGGTTTTGCTGATAAGCAAATTAGAGGTGCTGCTGATTCTGGTGCTGGTGGAAACGGTACTGAAGGATTATTTGCTGCTATCGAAGATAGAGGTAATATTACTTCTGGTGTTACTGGTGTTAATGCTGCTACTGATTTAGCTGAGTTTGATGCTATTTTAGCAGAATTTGATAAGCAAGGTGCTATTGAAGAAAATATGTTATTCGTAAACAGAGCTACTAGTTTAGCAATGGACGATATGTTAGCTTCAATGAATTCTTACGGTGCTGGTGGTACATCTTACGGTGTATTCAACAACTCTGAAGATATGGCATTAAACTTAGGTTTCTCTGGTTTCAGACGTGGATCTTACGATTTCTACAAGTCTGACTTTAGATACTTAAATGACAAAGCTACAAGAGGTGGTATTAATGACAGAGCAGGTAGCGCAGCTATCCGTGGGGTTATTATTCCAGCTGGTGTATCTTCTGTATACGATCAAAACTTAGGAAAGAATCTAAAAAGACCTTTCTTACATGTAAGATATAGAGCTTCACAAACTGATGACCGAAGAATGAAGTCTTGGGTTACTGGTTCTGTTGGTGCTGCTACATCTGCACTTGATGCAATGCAAATACACATGTTAACTGAAAGATGTTTAATTACACAAGGTGCTAACAATTTCATGTTAATGAAATAAGCACTGTTTATTTAAGGGATCGAGGCTTCGGCCTCGACCCTTTATTTTATTAATTTTATTATATATTATATTATGGCAAAAAAACAAGAAAAGGTAGAGGTACCTGTTGTTGAAACACCAGTTGTTGAAACAGCAAAACCAAAAAGAAAAAGAACAGAACCAACTTATAAAAAACTAGAAGATGGTTGGGAAATTAAAGACAGGATATATAGGCTTAAAGGTGGTAAAAAACCTTTATCAAGATCTATAAAATCTGCAAACATACATTGGTTTGACGAAGAAAAAGGTTATGAAAGAGAGCTTAAATATTGTCAAAATCAAAAAACAGTTTTTGTTGACGAGATGTCAGGAGATCAAAGACTACAACACGTGGTTTTTAGAAACGGTATGTTAATAGTTGAAAGAGAAAAAACAATTTTACAAAAACTACTTTCTTTATATCACCCTGACAGAGATAAATTGTTTTATGAAGAAAAACCAGTTGCAGACGCAATAGATGAAATCAGTTGGTTAGAAATGGAAATAGAAGCTTTAAACGCAGCTAAAAATATTGACATTGATATGGCTGAAGCTATCATGCGAGTTGAAATTGGTTCTAAAGTAACAGAGATGAGTTCTAAGGAGCTTAAAAGAGATTTGTTATTATATGCTAAAAGAAATCCTCAGTTATTCTTAGAGTTAGTTAATGATGAAAATGTTATTCTTAGAAACTTTGGTATCAAAGCAACAGAATTAAGTATATTAAAA